CTGAAGTACCCGGGGGCCAAATGGGGCGTCGCGTCGTGGGTAATCAGCTTTTTCCCTCCACACCATAGCTACTTGGAGCCGTTTTTTGGCTCGGGCGGGGTGTTCTTCAACAAGAACCGGTCGAACATCGAGACAATAAACGACCTCGACGGCGAAGTGATAAACCTGTTTGAGTGCATCAAGTCAGACCCGGAGAGGCTGGCCAGGGATATCTACTTCACGCCCTACGCCCGGGCCTCCTACGATAAAGCGTTCTCCAAGGAGATACCCAAGGAGCCCTTTGACCGCGCCGCCCGCCTGCTGATCCGTTGCAATATGGGCCACGGCTTTCGCACCACAGGGGAGCGCGTCGGCTGGAAGAACGACGTTGCCGGCCGGGAAAGAGCTTATGCGGCAAAAGCCTGGACGGAACTGCCGGACATTATCGTGACAGCCGCTGAGCGGCTGAGGGGTGTGCAGATTGAGTGCTCCCCAGCGGTGGAGCTCATATCACGGTTTAACGCCCCGGGAGTCCTCGTCTACTGCGACCCGCCCTATGTCCTGTCAACTCGTCGGGGAAAGCAATACCGCTGCGAAATGACGGACGACGACCACCTGCGCCTCCTGGACGTACTGAAACGCCACAAGGGGCCCGTCCTGATAAGCGGGTATAAAAGCCCTATGTACGACGCAGAACTCCGGGGATGGCACCGAGAGGCGGTTATAACCACAGACCAGCTATCTCAGCGGAAAGAGGAAACTATCTGGATGAATTTTCAGCCCGCCGGACAGCTCAGCCTTTATGACGCAGAGGAGACGGAAACTTGAAACGATATGTAGCGGCCTGCTCGTTTGGGAAAGACAGCATGGCTACCGTTATCCTGGCAAAGAAGTACAAGGAGCCACTGGATGAAGTGGTGTACTGTGAAGTCATGTTTGACGAGGAGACCAGCGGCGAAGTGCCAGAGCACCGCGACTTTGTTTATCGCATCGCCATCCCGCGCCTGAAAAGGGCCGGTATCCCTGTTCATATCGTTAGAGGGGAAAAGACCTTTGTGGGGCAATTCCAGCACAGGATCAGCGGCGAGGGGCGGAGTGCCGGAAAGATGTGGTCTTGGCCCTTGTGCGGAAAGTGCTATGTGCAACGGGATTTGAAAGTCCGTCCTATGGACGCATGGAAAAGGAAACACTGGCAGGGCGACGAAATTATCCAATATGTCGGGATAGCCGACGACGAGATGGATCGGCTTGCCAGGATGGACAGCTACCAATATCCAACCGTGTCCCTTTTGGAAAAGTATGGTGTGACAGAAGACATGGCAATGGATTTGTGCCGCAAACACGGGCTGCTGTCTCCAATCTATGAGTTTGCCCCACGAAACGGATGTTTCTTCTGTCCCAATGCCAAGGAACGGGAGTTGCGCCATCTCTACGACCACCACCCGGATTTGTGGGGGCGCCTGTTGGAATTGCAGGCGCTCCCGGAGAAAGCAACCGAGTTGTTCACACGGGAACTGCGCTTTGACGAAATAGATGCCGCATTCCGCATGGACGACGCACAACTTGACTTACTATCTGAAAAGGAGACTATCCCTTATGACTATGAAAGAATTTGCCAAACTGCTCTCCGGCCGTGAGTACGGCATGGAGATTTCCAAAGACGAGGAGCAGCAGGCTGCTGATGCCGGTTTGGTGGTGGCCTACGGCTGCTCCGACGATAATGTGGAACTCCGGGGAGCCATCGACGAGGAGGTCGGGGCCTACGAGGGAGGAACCATCTGCCTCACAAAAACTGGCATTTTCGAGGAACCTGATTGTTCTTGCACCGAGGCCTGCCCGTTCTATTCTGCCGCTCTGAAAGCGGCCAAGACCATTAAGGCCGTGTGGCATAACGAGGGCGGCCCCTGCTGGACGTTCGAGACCAACATCCCCCATGAGGTATTCAATATCTACGAGGACGGGGAACTGTTCTGTGTGGGTATCGTGTTCAGCACGGAGGATCTGTGATGGACGGATATGAGAAACTAAAGGCCGCTGTCATAAAGGACTGCACCGACCATGATGGTTGTGGCTGTTTCAACCCTGACGGTTGCAACATTGAGGGTGCGAAAATCGGGAAATACGGTGAACCCGGATATAAGCATTGCACCCATCGCTACTGCAACACGTTCAAGTGGGCTGTTGACAGGGCCAAGCATTACTCCGAGAAGCTGGGTATCCCTTGGGAGGAGATTCTGAACTCCTGGGAGTCTGAGCGAAATTACTGGTATATGAACTACTACCAGGAGTGCCGCCAGCCCCGCATTGAGGGTGAGAGGGTGCGGGTATTCGACACCGTAGAAGATATGATGGCCTCTATCGGCAAGAGCGGCTTTCGGTGCCCGTGCTGCAGTGGTATCAGCAGTTCTCCGTATGAGTGCGATACCGGCATTGTCAGAAGCGACGGAACGGTCTGCGACTGGAAAGTCTACGGACTGTTTGGCGGTCTGGGAAAAGATGTGTTTGTCTACTGCAAGGACAAGGTGCGTGGTGAGCATATGTTTATGCCGGTCGCGTGGGAGGAGCCGTGATGGACGTCAATCCCTGCGAGAGCTGCAAGAGGCCCTGCCCCTATCGCTTGTTCATCGACTGTCCGATATGGCTGGCCTGGGCCGAGGAAAAGAACATTGCAGAGAGGGAGGATGATGCCCTGTGAATAATGATGAGCGTGTCCTTATTCGGTATGTGTGCGATGGGGATATGCGACGGGCCCAGTTTCAGGCCAGGTGTATCTTGGGAGCAATCACGTCCCAAAAGGATGCCGCTTTCCGGGATGATATGATCCGCCGGTTAGAGACACGAAAAGGCTTTGTGAATTTGCCTGACACGCTTAAAGGCCTTTTGGCGGTCGATGATTCTGACGTTTTCCCGGAGGCAAAATTCCTGCTCCGCAAAACGGAGGCGGAGGCGACGGAGAAAACTATATCTCTCTACCGAGCATCTGAGCGCCTTGCAAGCATGGGCATCCCCTATCTGCCCGCCCTCATTCTGTACGGAGAAAGCGGGTGCGGGAAGACCGAGCTGGCCAGGTACATAGCCCATAAAGCTGAACTGCCGTTTGCCTATGTCCGCTTTTCGAGCGTCGTGGATTCCCACCTGGGCGGCACCCAGTCCAATCTTGCAAAAATTTTTGAGTACGTCCGCACCAACCCATGTGTCCTGTGTTTCGATGAAATTGATGCCATAGGAACGGCTCGAGGACAGGCCCACGAAATGGGGGAAATGAACCGTGTGGTGATTGCTATCATGCAGGAGCTTGACCAGACCCGCAACAATGCAATCATCATCGGCACCACCAATCGTTTTGACCAGCTCGACCCGGCCCTTGTGCGGAGGTTCCCTTTGCGGTATGAACTGACGCCACTATCCCCTGACGAAGTAAGAGCGTTCGCGCACAGATTCTTTCGATACGCCGGGTTGCCCTCTGACGGCTGGGTGGACGAGTGGTGCGGCAAAACCTTTGAGGGAGCTGTGCCTGCCTCGACCGTTGTGAGGGAGTGTACGGATGTTGTAGTCAAACACATTTTGCAGGAGGAGGCAGAAACGTAGATGAACGCTATCGACTACGAGAGGAGAAAAGCTACCTACCAAGTGGCGCTTGAGGCATGGGGCCCCGAGGCGCAAACCAAGATGGCGGTAGAGGAAATGAGTGAGCTGACAAAGGAAATCTGCAAGATATGGCGTGGGAAAATCGACCGGGAGGCCCTTGCCGACGAGATTGCCGACGTGACAATCATGCTGGAGCAGCTCAGGCTCATTTACAATGTCAACGATGCGGTGTGCGCCCACATGGACAAGAAGATCCGGCGTCTGAAAGGGCGGCTGGGTATCCAGGAGGGTGATGCTGATGGCCTATAAGCAGAAACACCCGTATATCATGCAGCTGCTATATATCTTCCGGCACATGACCACCAATCTCTTGAAAAGAGGAGTGGGGCGCCGTGATTGACCGCTACTATCGCCAGTTCACCCCTGTCTGCGACTGCTGCGGTGCCCGGCTCCCCGGCGGTGAGAGCTTTGCTGAAGCAGTCCAGATAAAGAGGGACGCCGGCTGGATCAGCCGCAAGGTCGATGGCGAATGGGAGGACGTCTGCACCGACTGCCAGTTTGAGGAGAGGGGGTATAAGTAGCCTTGATATGGCACCAATCAAATAGGGCAGACCCTCGGGCCCGTGTCATAGCAGACCGCCATTACAACCGGCAAAAGCCGGGCACACCCCAGTTTGTCCCTCCGGGTAGGTGCTGTGTTCTATATGCGGAGACAAACGGCGGGAAAGCCCTTTGGGTGACGTCCTTTCCTCTTGCGCAGTATGTGAAACACGCATGGGCCGGGGCTTGGGTGTGCTCCGCTTTCCGTAACGAGGGGGCCGATATTGCCTCTGAGCTTATCCGTGATGCCGTAGCAGCCACACGGGCCTACCTGGGGGAGCCGCCGGAACTCGGTATGATAACCTTTATCGACACGGAAAAGGTGAAGCCGACAAAACGGCACGGTAAAGACACCTGGGGTTATACATACGAAAAGGCGGGATTCCGATTTGTTGGAAAAACAAAAAAGGGATTGCTGGCGTTCCAACTGCTCCCGGAGGATATGCCGCCGCCCTCCCCGGCCCTACCACCGCTATGAGTTGTTATGGGTGCAAATGCAATACCTGCGTTCGGAGTTGTGAGCTTTGGTCCGGCTACTTCACCCCGGGAGAAGTTGGCGACGTTTCCGAGGTCTGTTACTTCTGCGACGAGTGCAGGCATTTTGACGGCGACTACCGAAAACGCTCTATGTGGCGCGGAGAGTGCGACGGGCACAGAGAGCCCATAAAGTACATTGAGGCGAGAGCGGCCAATATGCGCAAGCGTATACGAGTAATCCGAGGAGGAAAGCAATAAATGCGTGACGGCTACTGCTGGCTTTGCGGTCGCTGGGGCCACCTGGAGGAGCATCACATCTTCGGCGGCGCCTACCGCAAGAAGTCAACCAAGTATGGCCTGACCGTGTTCCTGTGTGGGGACCGCTGCCACCGCAACGGTCCCCAGGCAGCACACAACTGCCGGGAGACGGCTCAGCGCCTCCACGAATACGGGCAGAGGAAATTCATGCGGGAGCAGAACGCCACCATAGAGGACTTCCGCCGTGAGTTTGGAAAGAACTATCTGCCGGAGGAGACAGACGAATGAATCGACTGACAATCGAACAGGAGCGGGACGCTCTGTATAATGCGGCCCGGAGGGTGGGCCTGGATGCCCGCATCACCTACATGGAGCGCAAGGGCGACGCCCACACCTACGCTGAAAAGCTCATGCTGAACAGCTACCGAAAGGGTATGCCCTACAAGAGCTCCTATCTCTACTGCGACGCCCTGGATACCTGCTTTTTCTTCGACCATGACGGCCACGCCTGTGTGTCCGTGTCGGCCTCCTGGCGCAATGGAGCCAAAGACCTTGGCAGGCCCATCAGGGAGGCCCTGACGCACATTCAGAAAATGCTTAACGCTATGACGGAGGAGGCAGACCAGTGGCTGCGGGGTGGCAGGGATGAAAGAGCTTAGATTC